CCAACCCGGTGATGACCTGGATGATCTCCAACGTCGTCGTCACCACCAGCAAGTACTCCGGCCTCAAGCACCCCACCAAGGCCCGGGAAGAAAACAAGATCGACGGCCCTGTGGCCATGCTGCTGGCCCTGGGCCGCGCCATGACCCCGTCTGAGTCCGAAGAGATCGACCAAGGCTTCGTGGTGCTATGACGACCCTGCTCAACCGCGCCCAAGCCGCCTACGCCGCCTGGCGGACTCCGGTCCCTTCCTCTGCCGCCGCTGAAGGCCGCGCCGAGCCCGCCTTCGACCAGACGCCCGAGATCAACAACGCCACCCGCGTCGTGCGCTCGTCCGACCCCGAAGTGCTTGAACTGCTCGGCGCCCGGTCGGCTTCCAGCGGCGTCTACGTCAACGCTGAGACCGCCAAGTGTGTCTCAGCTGTGTATGCCTGCGTCACCCGCATCGCCGGCGGTATCAGCACCATCCCGGCCCATATCTACGAGCGCACCTGGAACGAGCAGCGCCGCGAATACGAGCGCCGCCGCATCGACAACGCCGACCTCTGGTGGCTGCTCAACGAACAGCCGGCGGCGGCCTATGCAGCCTCCAGCCACTGGAACCAGACCATCGACAACAAACTGCTGCGCGGCGACGGCTTCACTGAAATCCGCCGCAAGCGCTCTGGCGCCATCAGCGAGCTCGTGCCCTTCCCGTGGGAGGCTGTCACGCCCTCACAGCAAACCCAAGAAGTCGGCTCGCGCCTCATGTACGCCGTCAACGATGGCCTGCGCACCCGTGGCGTCGAGCAAGACGACATGCTGCACTTCCCCGGCTTTGGGTTCGATGGCATCCGCGGCTGCTCGGTCATCTCGCACGCGGCGCGCAACGCCGCCGGCAACGCCCTGGCCATGGACGAATACGCCGGCAAGTTCTTCGCCAACGGCGCCCATGCCTCGATCGTTCTCGAGTCCCCCAACAAAGTAGACGAGACCCTGGCCGAGCAGCTGCGCAAAGCCTACCGCGAGCGCTACAGCGGCCTGGCCAACGCGCACAAGAACCCGCTGGTGCTCAGCCAGGGCGTCAAGGCGACGTCGCTGAACATCACCCCTGAAGACGCTCAGCTCATCGACTCGCGCCGCTACCAGGTCATCGACGTGGCCCGCGCCTTTGGCGTGCCGCCGCACATGATCGGCGAGACCTCGGCCTCCACCAGCTGGGGCAGCGGCATCGAAGAAATGAACATCGCCTTCGTGATGTACACGCTGCAGCCGCACCTTGTGAGCATCGAGCAAGAGCTCAACCGCAAGCTGTTCCGCACCGCCAAGTACTTCATCGAGTTCGACCGCGACGCGCTGCTCGCGGCCAACCTGCAGGCACAAGCCAACCTCTTCAAGTCCGCGCTCGGCGGCCCCGGCACTGGCCCGGGCTGGATGAGCAAGAACGAAGTCCGCAAGGCCAAGAACCTGCCCCCGGTCGAAGGTGGCGATGCGCTCTACGAGCCGGACAGCAAAGCGGCCACACCCAACACCTCCCAACCCAACCAGCCGCAAGACCCGAGCGGCAAGCAAGGGGCCTGACCATGACCCAACTCATTCAACTGCTGCGCGACAACGCCCAGCGGCAACACCGCGTGCGCGCTGAAAGCTCGGCCACTGGCGCAGACGTCTATGTCGAGGGCGTCATCTCGGCCGACTGGGGCGTCTCGGCGGCCGACCTGCGCGCCGCCTTCACCCAGGCCGATGGCAAAGACGTGGCCCTGCACATCAATTCGCCCGGCGGTGATGCCTTCGAAGGCCGCGCCATGCAAGCCGTGATCGCCGGCTATTCGGGCAAGGTCACCGCCATCATCGAAGGCGTTGCAGCCAGCGCCGCCACGCTGCTGGTCATGGCCGCTGCTGAGGCTCAGATCGTGCAAGGCTCGCGCCTCATGATCCACAACGGCTGGACGCTCGCCATTGGCGATCGCAACGCCATGCTCGAGATGCACCAGCTGCTCGCCTCGTTCGACGCCGAGCTCGCTGCCGAGTACGCCCGCCACACCGGTGGCGATGCCGCCCACATGACCGCGTTGATGGACGCCGAGACCTGGTTCACCGCCGACCAGGCCGTCGAAGCCAAGTTCGTCAACAGCGTGCTCACCAACACCCAGAAGACGTCGCCCAAGGCCGCCCTGCGCGCCTGGAACCTGAGCGCCTACGCCAACGCGCCCGCACCCGAAGAAGACCCCGAGCCGCCTGCGCCTGACTGGGCGCTCGTGCACGCCAACAACCAACGCCGCCTGCGGCTCCTCCAGATCGCCTAGCGCACTCGCGCAGCGAAAGCCAAGCCACCCCCCGGGTGGCTTTTTTTTTCCCTGCTCACTCTCGAAAGGACTGATATGAGCATCCAAGCACTGCGCGAGCAACGCAACGAACTCTCGCGCCAAGCCAACCACCTGCTGGCTGAAAAAGGCGCCCAAGTCTGGGCCCAGGCAGACCAAGAGAAATTCGACGGCCTGGCCGACCAGATGGACCGCATCGACAAGCAGATCTCGGCCCACCAGCGCATGCTGGACAAGCAAGCTGAAGAGCTGGTGCCCACCAAGAAGGACACCGAGCACGCCAAGACCCAGGCCCATGCTGGCGTCGAGGTGTTCTTGCGCACCATGACCAACGAGCGCACGCCCGAGCAGCGCGAGCTAATCCGCAACACCATGAGCACCACCACGGGCTCGCAAGGTGGCTACACCGTGCCGTCTCAAGTGTCGAGCGACCTGGTCGACACCATGAAGGATTACGGCGCCATGCGTCGCCGCGCAGACCGCCTGGCCACCAGCAGCGGCAACGACCTGAACTACCCCACCTCTGACGGCACGGCTGAAATCGGTGAAATCGTCACGCAGAACTCGTCGTCTTCGTCGGCTGACCCCAGCTTCGGTACCGTGCCGCTGAACGTCGTCAAGTTCGGCTCGAAGGTCATTGCCATTCCCATCGAGCTGCTGCAAGACAGCGCGGTCGACGTGCTGGCCTTGATCAACAAGCGCGTGCGCGATCGCATTGGCCGCATCCAGAACCAGAAGTTCAGCACCGGCTCCGGCACGGGTGAGCCCAACGGCCTGGTCACGGCGGCCAGCGTCGGCAAAACCGGCACGACCGGCCAGACCACCACCATCATCTATGACGACCTCGTGGACATCATCGATTCGGTGGATGTGGCCTACCTGACTGAAGGCGACATGTACTTCATGTTCGGCCAGACCCTGCGCCGCACGATCCGCAAGATCAAAGACACCGCCGGCCGCCCGATCTGGACGCCCAGCTATGACGCTGGCGCCTCGGCAGGCCTGCCCGATCTGTTGCTCGGCTACCCGGTCGAGATCAACAACGACATGCCCGCGCCTGGTGCCAACAACTACTCGCTCGCCTTCGGCCAGATCAAGAAGTACATGGTGCGCGACGCCATGGACATCACGCTCTTCCGCTTCGAAGACAGCGCCTACATCACCAAGGGCCAGATCGGCTTCATGGCTTGGTGCCGTGCCGGCGGCAACTTGATCGACACCGCCGCCGTCAAGACCTACCGCCACAGCGCGACCTGATCGGCTGGCACACGCCACCGTCTGAAGCACTCAGGCCAGGCCTCAGCCACACACCGGCGGGCCTGGCTCTTCAAACCTGGAGCACACCATGACCCTCATCCAAACCGCCCGCGCTCGCGTGCTGGTCGGCCTGGCCTTTGCGGCCGCTGGCGACATTCTCGAGTCCGATGCCGAGCTGATCGCAGCCCACGCCAAGGCTGGCGACGTTGACCCCGATCCCGCCGCCGTCGAGTTCGCCCTGAGCGAAAACGCCCGCATCGTGCGCCACGGCCTGCCCGAAGAGCAGGCCACCGGCGATCTGTCGTCAGAAGGCACGGGCGAGCCGGCACCCGCTCAACAGCAGATCGACCTGGTCGAGCAAGCCACGGCCAAGCCCGCCAAGCGCTCGCGTGCGGCCGCACCCGCCACCACGGCTGAAGCCGAAGCACCCGCCGCGGGCGACGCTCAAGCCGCCGCCGAGCCGGCTGCTGAGCAGGCTGCAGCCAGTGCCGAGCCGGCCGCCGCCGAGGCACCTGCTGCCGCAGACGCTCAACCGGCCGCATCGGCCTGATCGAAACCCATATTGAAGAGGTGCAACGATGGCACAAGTACTCGCAGTAGCCGGCTTCGAGCTGGAAGGCCAGGCCTATGCCAAGGGCAAGGTCATCACCATGAGCGCGGCCAACGCGGTTTGGTTGAAGAGCCGCAAGCTGGTTGAAGACGACTCGACCATCGTTGCCGCCGCGATTTCTGGTGGCGCAACTCAAATCGCTCACTATGCAGCTCTGCCGCAGGGCTTCCAGGGAATATCGAGCTCGTTGAATGAAATCTGGTCGCTTGGGGACTCGATTTGCGCGAACGGCTATGCCGCCCCAACCAGTGCGGCGGACGTTTGGTTCAGCGGAGACAACTGGCTGAATTGGGCATGTGTGCTTTCAGTAGGTGCGCTCACCTGGGGCGGGGTTTCCGCGCTTGGTGGGATCACCAGCGGCACCTGCATCGACAAGTATTTGCCCGCCATCATCGCTGCGAAGCCACGCTTTTGCGCAGTGCACGTGGGAACCAATGACTATGGACAGACAGGCTACGCGACCGATGGATCGACCACGCGAGCCAATTTGCTGACGATTTACACCACGCTGCTTGCGGCCGGCATCATTCCCATCGCCACGGCCTTCCTGCCGAAAGCTAGCTTGACGGGGGCGTCGGCATCGATCCAGCAACGCCTGACTCTGTGGGTCGCCAAGACGGCGCGCCGACTCGGCATCCCGTATTGCGACTGGTCGCCTCAGCTCTTCAAGTCGGACGGAACCGGCGCCTGGGTATCGGCTGCCTATTCCAGCGATGGAACCCACATGCTCGAGCCCGCCGCGAAACTCATGGGCGCGTCGCTGCTGTCGAGCATTCAGCCGTGGCTCACACCGGGGGTCAATTACTTCGCGCATGTCCAAAACAACAGCAACTTGACCAGTCATACGCCGTGCAGCATCAACGCGCTGAATCTCACTGACACGAACGCGGACGGCTTGGCTGACGGGTGGTACCTGAACACTGGTTCGGGCACTCCGACGTTGACGGCCATGTCGGCGTCTGAAGGCATGGGAAGCTGGCAGAACTTCACCGCAACTGGAGCCGGCAACTACCAGAACACGGGGTCAAACGTCGCCATGACCCCTGGAAACAAGTACCTCCTCGCTATGAAGTTCAAGACTGCAGGCGTCGTCAGCAGTGGTGGTCAATTCACTATCCGACTGGCAGATGCCAACAGCAATCCGATCGTGCAACTTCTCGGACTGAAGGCGGACGTGACCCTCGGCGCGCTTTATCGCGAGTTTGTGTGGCCATCCGCTGCGGCTACCAACAACGCCCGCCTCGAATGTCTCGTTCAGGGTGCCAATGCCGTGTTGTCGGTTGGTCAGTACATGTGCATGGACATGACAGCGAACGGCTTGGTCTAAGAGGCGACGAGCTGCTCTATGTCTCTCATCACCATCACCCCCCCCTCCACCGAGCCCGTCAGCGTGGCCGAGGCCAAGCTCGCCTTGCGCTTCACCAGCTCGGCGCTCGATGCCGAGATCGGGCGCCGCATCACCAGCGCGCGCGAGGTCGCCGAGCACGAGACGGGGCGGGCGCTCATGCCGCAAACGCTGCGGCTCGACCTGGCGGACTGGCCGAGCTGCGCCGGTGCGCTGGCCAACTTCCCCGGCACGTATGGCGAGATCGTGCTGCCCACGGCACCCATCATCAGCGTCACGGCGGTCGAGTACTGGTCGGGCTCAGCGTGGGTCACGGTGTCGAACACCGCCTACAGCCTGGAGCCCGGCCCGCTGCTCTCGTCGGTGCTGCCCACCTACGGCACCACCTGGCCCACGCTGGGCAACCGCGCAGGGGCGCGCGTGCGCGTCACCTTTCAAGCGGGCTATGCCGATGCGGCCCATGTGCCCGCCGCGGTGCGCGACTTCATCATCGCCCAGGCCGGTGCGTGGCTCGACAACCCCGAGGCCACGCTCGACCAGAACCTCGTCGCCTCGCCGCTGCTGCGCGGCCTGCTCGACCCCGCGAGGCTCTACCTATGAGGGCCGGCAAGCTGCGCGACGTGGTCACCCTGCGGCAACCCGCTGCGGGGCAAGACGAAGTGGGCCAGCCCACCGTGGGCTTTGTGGACGTCGACACCGTGTTTGCCGACGTGCGCGTGCAGGGTGGCGTCGAAACGATCCGCGCCGACAAGGTGGGCGGCGTGGTGCGGGCCTCGGTGCACATTCGCGCCCGTTCTGACGTGCAAGTCGACTGGCGCGTGGTGTGGGGCTCGGTGGTGCTCGACGTGGAGGCCGTGCTGCCCACGCCCACCGGTGCCGACTACACCGATCTCGTCTGCGAGGTGGTGCAATGAGCCGCAAGTCCGTCACCATCGGGTTCGACCTGGACAGCTTCGGGTCGATGATCGACGGCATGCAGGCCGATCTCAACTCGGCCGTGCGCCCCGCCGCGCAAGCCGGCGCCCAGGTGCTGTACGACGAAGTCAAGCGCAACGTGCGCAAGCTCAAGCGCCACACCGGCAACCTGGAATCGTCGATCTATCAGGTCTTCAGCCAGTCGAAGTCGAGCAACCAACGCTCGGCATATGACGTGAGCTGGAACCGCACCAAAGCTCCGCATGGTCACCTGGTCGAGTTCGGCCACCTGCAGCGCTACGAAATCAGCTACGACCCCACCACCAAGCGCTTCACCACGCACAAAGACCGGCCCCTGCCCACGCCCAGGCTGGTGGCGGCGCGGCCGTTTCTGCGTCCGGCCATGGCTCGCTTTCCGGCGGCCATGGAGGCGGCCAAGGCGGTGATTCTGAAGAAGATGGAGCAGCTGTGACGCTCGAAGCCGATCTCTTCGCCGCGTTGCAGGCGCAGTGCCCGCGCACCTTCCCGGATGTGGCGCCCGTGAACACCCCGCGCCCCTACGTGGTGTGGCAGCAGGTTGGCGGCCCGGCGCCGGTGTACGTTGAAGGCGCGCTGCCCAACAAGGTGGCCGCCTACGTGCAGATCACCGTGTGGGACGACGAGCGCAAAGACGCCAACGCGCTCATGCGCATCATCGAGGCCGCCCTGGTGGCCAGCAACACCTTGCAAGCCCGCCCACTGGGCGGCCTGATCGGGGCAATCGACGACGGCAATGTGCTGCGCGGTTGCCATCAAGACTTCGAAATCTGGGCGGCGAGGTAGAGCCAAGCCACCCAACCTTATGAACCCGCCCCGGGCAACCAGGGCGGGTTTTTTGTTGCCCGTTTGGGCGTAACCGCCGGCCCCTCAACCAGGCCGGCTTTTTTGATCCAAAGGAATCATCATGGCCCAGGTACCTACCGGCAGCACCTTCTACGTCGCCACGGCATTCGGTCCGTCCAAGACCACCACGGTCGTCAGCAACGCCAGCGAGGCCGTCTTCACGTCGGTCGCGCACGGCTACAGCAACGGCGACATCATCGAAATCACCAGCGGCTGGGGCCGCGCCAACTTGCGCGCGGCACGCGTCAAGAGCGTTACCACCGACACCTTTGCGGCTGAGCTGCTCGACACCACCAACACCAACTTCTTCCCGGCGGGCACGGGTGTGGGCTCGGTGCGCAAGGTCACGGCGTTCACGCAGATCACCACGGTGATGAACCCCTCTTCGAGCGGTGGCGACCCGAAGAACGTCACGTACCGCTTCGTCGAGTCCGACGTCGAATACTCGATCAACGACGGCTTCGCCGCCACGCAGTACTCGTTCGATCTGGACGCCGACTCCATCGGCTCGGCTGGTTACACCGCGCTCAAGAGCCTGACCGACGTGCAGACCAACACCATCATGAAGATGGTCACCCGCTCGGGCTCGGTGCTGTACCTCCCCTGCACCGTGGCCTTGAACGAAAACGTGTCGCTCACCGATGGCCAGATCAACAAGGTCAAGGCCACGTTCAACGGCACCAACCGCGTTACCCGCTACGCCTCCTGATCCCGCCTCTCACCCGAGGCCCACCGCGCACCGACCCGGCCCTGTTCGCTCTTCGCGGGGCGGCAGGGCTGGGCACGGGCTACATCACCACGATCCTCAACCCCGCGAAGGTAAAACATGGCAAACGTCACCCTGGGCAAACGCCCCGAATCGTTCAAGAAGGCGGTCAGCTTCCCGCTGCTCGATGGCACCACCGGCACCATCAACGTCACGTTCAAGTACCGCACCCGCGTCGAGTTCGGCCAGATGGTCGACTCGATGGTCGAGCAGGCCAAGGCCGAAGGCGCCCAGATGGCCGATGGCGCGCCCGTCACCATGACGGACCTGATGACCAAGACGGCCGGGCAAAACGCCGAATACATCCTCAACGTCGTATCGGCTTGGGATCTCGACGTGCCCCTCAACCAGGCCAGCGCCCAGCAGCTGGCCGACGAACTGCCGGCCGCTGCCATTCAGATCATGGAGGACTACCGCGCCGCCGTGACCGAAGGCCGCTTGGGAAACTGAAGGCCGCCGGTGAAGCCTACTACCACCGCCTGCCCACGCCTGAAGAGCTGGGCAACAGCGGTTTGGCGCCTGAAGACTATGCCATCGATGCCGTTGAAGTCTGGCCCGAAAACTGGCCAGCCTTCTGCCTCTTCGTTGACATGCGCACGCAATGGCGCGTTGGCTTCGCCGGCCCCACGGGCCTCGACTACGGCGTGCTGTTCGGCCTGATGGACATGCACGCCGTGCCCGCCTCTGACCGGCCCCAACTGCTGGCCGACCTGCAAGTGCTCGAAGCCGCCGCCCTCAAGTCGATGGCCGTGAAGTACGACTGACCCCGCAAGGACAAAACCATGACCGACGAACGGCGCACACAGCTCACCGTGGCGGTAGACGGCGCCGAGGCCGAAGCCGGCTTTGAGCAGATCAAGCGCGGCGCCCAGGGCATGGCCCAGGCCGTGGCCAAGCAGGCCGACGTGGCCGCCAAGGGGGTGGACGGCATTGGCGCCAAGGGGCAGGCTTCGGCGCAAAAGCTGGACCGGGCCACGTCGAGCATCATCGGCAGCGTGCAGCGCGCCACGGCAGCCTTTCAGGCTGGCGAGAAGGGCTCGGCCAAGTACTTCGAAGTCCTGGCCCAGCAGCGTGGCGCCAACGTCGACGCGCTGCGCCCCTACCTCCAGCAGCTTGACGCCGCACGCATCAAGCAAGAAGAGGCCCGCCGAGGCCTGGGCACCATGGGCGTGTCAGCCGCCCAAACCGCCGCCGCGCTGCGCGGCGTGCCCGCGCAGTTCACCGACATCGTCACCGCCTTGCAGGGCGGCCAAAAGCCGCTCACCGTGCTGCTGCAACAAGGCGGCCAGCTCAAGGACATGTTCGGCGGGGCCGGTGCAGCAGCAAAGGCCCTTGGCGGCTACGCGCTAGGGCTGATCAACCCGATCACGATAGCCGCTGCGGCTGCTGCGGCACTTGGGTACGCGTACTACAAAGGATCTGGCGAAGCTGACGAGTTCAACAAGCAGCTGATTTTGACGGGCCGCATTGCAGGCGTCACCAGTGAGCAACTGATGGATCAGGCGCGCGCTGTCGGCTTGGTCTCCGGAACGCAAGGCGAAGCGGCTGAAGTTCTGGCTCAGCTGGTCGGAACGGGCCGTGTGGCGCGAGACAGCTTGCACGCCGCGGGCACCGCCATCATCGGGTTCAGCAAGGCTTCTGGCGCCGAGGTAAAAAACCTCGTCAAAGAATTTGCCGAACTGGGCAAGTCGCCTTCGGAGTCGATCTACAAGCTCAATGAGCAATACAACTTTTTAACTGCGACGACCTATCAGCAAATCGTGGCGCTCGAGCAGCAGGGTCGCAAGGAGGATGCGGCCGCTCTGGCTCAGAAGTCATATGCAGACGCCATCAGAGTCCGGACGGAGGAGTTGACAAAAACCCTGGGCTACATGGAGCGGGCCTGGAAGGGCGTCGCCGGCGCGGCGTCTGGAGCCTGGGACGCGATCAAGGATGTGGGGAGACCAGACACCACATCCGAGCAGATCAAGGCGCTTGAAGAAAAGCTCGCCAGCATCCAGCGGATGAAGAAATTCAACCGCTCGATATTTGGTGATCTGTTTCCCGACCCAGGCAAGAGCGTACCCGAGCAGGCCATCGAGGCGACACTCGGCTCGCTGCGGGCAAAGATGGCGCGTGATGCAGCCAAGGCGGAGTCTGATCGAATCAGGCAGCTGAATGAAAACGCCGGCTCCGAGGCAACCAAAGCAATTGAAGAGCAGCGCAAAGCCTTGATGACTGGTGCACAGAGGGTTGAATCTGAGCTGAAGGCCTACCGAGATCGCATTGCTGCCATCCGCCTGGTCACGCCAAACAGCCCACTGCTCGACCCGAAGCAGATTGCGGCCGACGAGGCAGCGATCCGCGAGAAGGGCGTCGATAAGGCGGCGGAACGGCAGGCCAAAAAAGAGGCCACCGAGGCGCAGCGCGCACTTGAAAAATATCGCAACCTGGTCGGTGACCTGAACGATGAATCGAGCGGACTGTCTGCGGGCTTTAACGATCAAGTCAAGCAGCTGCAAGCCGGATGGCGCCTCAGTGGTGATGCTGTTGCCGTGTATGACCGGGCCTATGGCCTGCTGCTGGCCAAGCAGCCATTCGCCATCAAGGCGGCACGCGAACAGGCCGAAGCCGAAAAACACTTGGCTGAAGAGCGCAAGAAGCGATTCGACGAAATCGAGAAAGGGTATGCCGAAGAGGTCAAGGCAGCCAATCGCAGTGCGCAGAGTGTTGTCGACCGCGTGCAGGACATGCAGGACGAGATCGTCGCGCTGGAGCAGTCCCGCCTGCTGAATATCAGCCTGGCCGAGGCGCTTGAGCGCGTGCATGTTGCGCGTCTCAATGACGCCATCGTCGTTGCCCAGCAAAACGGCGAGCAAGAAAAGATCGACGCGCTGCAAAAAGAGATCAACGCCCGTCGCGAGCTGGCCAAGCTAAACGACGTGAAGCTGCGCCGCGAGCAAGGCAACAGTGCGCTCGACAGCATTCTCAATGCCAACATCAAGACAGACTTCTCGGCGGGCTTCGACAAGTCGAGCCAGAGCCTGGGCACGTTCGTCGAAACGTTTGGTCAGCTTATTGAACAGCAGAACCTCTACAACAAGGCCAGGTCAGACAGCAAGGCAACCAGCGAGCAGATCGCGGCGCTCGATTTGAAGCATGGCCGCATGCAGATCAACAGCTACGCCTCGCTGGCTGGTGCTGCCAAGGGCTTCTTCAACGAACGCAGCAAGGGCTACCAGGCCTTGCTGGCCGCCGAGCAAACGCTGCGCGCCGTTGAGCTCGCGGGCTCGATCGCCAGCATCGGCCAGTCGCTCATCGAAGGCGCGGTTAAGGCGAAGGTGGCAACCGTCAATCAGGGCAATGGCGACCCATATACGGCCTTCCCGCGCATGGCCGCCATGGCCGGCATCATGGCGGCGCTCGGCTTCGTGGTGGGCGGCTTTGGTGGCTCCAGCAGCGCCAAGGTTGCACCCACCAACACGGGCACCGGCACGGTGTTCGGCGACCCCACGGCGGCCAGCGAATCGATCAAGAAGAGCATCGACCGGCTGAAGGACGTCGACACCGCCACCATGCGCTACAGCGGCCAGATGCTGGCCTCGCTGCGCAACATCGAAAGCTCGCTAGCCGGCGTAACCGGGCAGGTTATTCGGCACGGCGGTGTGCTCACTGGAGACGGCTTCACGGCCACGTCGACCAGCAACTACCCGACAGCGCTGAAGGTGCTCGACACACTCTCGCTGAGCGCGCTCAAGAGCCTGCCCATTGTGGGCGGCTTCATTGGTAGCTTCGTCAACGCGCTGAACAGTGCAGCCTTCGGCAAGACGACGCGCACGCTTCAAGACTCTGGCGTTCAGTTCTACGCTCAGACGCTGTCTGATGCGCTCAACGGCGTGGCCGCCTCGTCATACCAGACGATCGAGAAAAAGAAGAAGTCAGCCTTCGGGCTCATCAACAGCTCGTCTACGTCGACCAGCTACGGCGGTATCGATCCATCCATCAGCAGCCAGTTCACCAGCCTCATCCGTGACACGTATGACGCGGTGGTGGTGGCCAACAAAGCGCTTGGCGTCACGGCTGCAGACACGGCTTCGCGCATCAATGGCCTGACCATCAATCTTGGCAAGATAAGCCTCAAGGGCTTGAGCGGCGAACAGATTCAAGAGCGGCTCACGGCGGTGTTTGGTGCGTTCGCCGACAACCTGGCGCTGTCGGCCAACTCGGCGTTCACCTCGTTCCAAAAGAGCGGCGAGGGCTACTTCGAAACCCTGGTGCGTGTGGCATCGGGCTTCGAGACGGCCACCACGCTGCTGGACCGCTTGCATGTGTCGGCCGTCGCCTTGTCCGACATCACCCGCACCCAGGGCGACGTGGCGGCCGAGCTGGTGCGCCAAAGCCTGCAGGCAGCCGATGGCCTGGGCGGTGTGTCGAGCGTGCTGGGCGTGATCGATGGCACCGCGAAAGACATCGCTGATGCCTACACCACCCTGACCGATGCCCGCCTGAGCTTCAGGCTGCTGGGTCTCGATGGTGCGGCCGTAGGCCCGGCCCTGCTGCGGGGTGCAGGCGGGCTCGATGCGCTCAAAGAGTCCGTCAAGGCCTTCGAAGACGGCTTCTTCAGCAAGTCCGATAAGGTCGGCAACGATGCCCAGCGCCTGGCCGATCAGTTCGGCCGCCTGGGCTTCGCGCTGCCCAAATCGGGCGCCGACTTCATTTCGCTGGTCAAGGGCATCGATACCAGCACCGAGGCCGGGCAGAAGCTGCTGGGCAGCGTGCTGGGCTTGTCGAGCGGGTTCTCAGACCTGCTCAACGCCATCAAAGATGTGGGCAGCGGTATCACCGCCGAGATCAACCGCATCAAGGGTTTGAGCTCCAGCGGCACCACCAAGTCGATCGCGCAGCTGCAGGCCGACTTCGCCATCAACACCGCCCAGGCCCGGGCCGGCGATCAGGCCGCCATCGATCTGCTGCCCAGCATCAGCCAGGCGCTGCTCAAGGCTGCTGAAGCCACGGCCAGCAGCTCGATCGACGTGGCCGTGATCCAGGCTCAAACCCTGGCCAGCCTGCAGGCCACGCTCGACGCCATCAGCGACCCCACCAAGCGCCTCAAAGGCTACGCCTCGGGCGGCGACTTCGGCGGCGGCTGGCGCATCGTGGGCGAGCGCGGCAGCGAGCTCGAAGCCACCGGCCCGGCGCGCATCTTCAGCGCCGACCAAACCGCTCGCATCCTGGCCGCTGGCAACCAAGACTCCGCGGCTGCCGCCGAGGTGCGCGAGCTGCGCCGCGAGATGGCCAGCCTGCGCGAAGACCAACGCGCTCAAAGCGCCGTGCTGGCGGCCTACACCGGCCGCACGATGCGCATTCTCGAGGCCGTCACGCCAGACGGCACGTCCTTGGCCACAACAGCCGCCTGACCGCCATGCAAATCATCGATCCCGTCAGCATCACCGACGCGATGCTGGTGTCGTCAAGCCTGCCCGAAACCGACTACGCGGCCTGGAACGCGGCCACGGCTTACGCGGTGGGCAACCGCGTGATCCGCACCACCACGCACAGCGTGTACCAGCGCCTGGTGGCGGGCACCACGGCCACCGCACCCGAGCTCGACACCGCCAACTGGCAGCGCGTCGGCCCCACCAACCGATGGGCGATGTTCGACCAGGCTACCGGCACCACCAGCACGGGGGCCACGTCGATCAGCTTCACCATCGCCCCCGGCCTGGTGCGCGCCCTGGCGTTGCTCGACATCGATGCAACCAGCGTCGACATCGTCATGAACGATGGCGCCACCACCGTCTACAGCCGCACCATCAGCCTATCGGCTGGCGATGGCGTGAGCGATTGGTACGAGTACTTCTTCGCACCGATCACTCTCAAGCGCACCCTGGTGATCACCGATCTGCCGCCCTACTCGTCGGGCCACATCACGGTCACCGTGCATGGCGGCAGCACCGTCGGCGTGGGCACCGTGGCGGTGGGCTCGCTGTACGACCTGGGTGGCTCGCGCTACGGCATGAGCCTGGGCATGGTCGATTACTCGAAGAAAGACACCGATGCATTCGGCGTCACCACCCTCGTCGAGCGGCCGTTCGCCAAGCGCATGACCGTGCCGCTGGCCATTCGATCCGGCGCCGTCGACGAAGTAGCCCGCCGGCTGCAAACGCTGCGAGCCAAGAGCGTGGTCTGGATCGGTGCCAAGAAGTACGACCAGTCGGTCGTCTACGGTTTTTTCAAGGACTGGTCTATCGACGTGTCGTACGACCAGGTGTGTTTCGGTTCCATCACCATTGAGGGGCTCACCTGATGCTGCCTATCCTCCCCCCCGCGCCGTCGCGCGATGACCCATCCAACTTTGCCGCGCGAGCCGACGCGCTGCTCGCCGCGCTGGCGGGCTGGACGGACGCCGCCAATGCGCTTGAGCAGTCCCTGCAGCTCGTGGCCACTACCGGCACCAGCACCACGTCGTTGACCATTGGCACCGGGTCGATGACGCTCACGGCCTCGACTGGCAAAGCCTGGATCGTCGGCTCTTACGTGTACCTGGTGGCGGCGGCATCGATCGCCAATCGCATGCTGGGCCAGATCACGGCCTACAACGCCACCACCGGCTCGCTCACCGTCACCGTCACTGCCACGGCTGGCGCGGGCACGTTCGCCTCGTGGGTCATCGGGCTGGCCACGTCCACCGCCAACGCATCGGACGTCGCTGTGGCCGATGCCAGCAACCGCTTCACGGCGGCGTCGGTCGAGACCGTGCTGGCCGAGATCTTCGACGCTGTGCGTAGCACCGGCTGGCAATCGGCCGATGCGGGCGGCACCGCGAACGCCATCACGGCCAGCTTTACGCCTGCCATCACCACGCTCACGCACCGCCAGATCGTCTATGTGCGGGCGACTGCTGCCAATAGCGGCTCGGCCACCTTTCAGGCCGATGCCACCGCAGCCCATGCGATCTACAAGGGTGCCAATAAAGACCTGCTGCCCGGCGACATTGCCGGTGCAGGCCACCTGCTCGCCTTGCGCCGCGATCAGACGCTGGACAAGTGGGAGTTGCTCAACCCGGCGCGCGGTATTGCGGACTCATGCCCGCCCGGGTTTATCGCTGATTTCGGTGGTGAGACTCCGCCCACCGGGTGGTTTGAATGCGATGGCAGTTCGCTTCTGCGTGCCAGTTATCCCGACCTCTTTTCTGCCATCGGCACTCTGCATGGGGCAGCTGATGCAAACCACTTCAACCTGCCAGACCATCGCGGCCGCTTCAAGCGCGGCTGGGCACACGGCACGTCGAACGACCCCAATGCATCCTCTCGTTCTGCGGCAGCTACTGGCGGCGCCACTGGCGATCACGTCGGAACCGGACAAGATCACGCAGTTCAAGACCACACCCACTACACCCTCGGGACAAACACAGCAACCGGGACAGGGCCGGGCGCTGGAATTCTTGTGTCCGTTGCAAACAATACGGGCGGCATGACCAGCGGAAATATTGCAACTGAAACCCGACCGATCAACGCGGCCGTGATGTCGATCATCAAATACTGAGGAATGCCATGACTGAAGAAAAGCGCGTCTACCAGCTCGACGATGACGGCATCTGGACGGGGCATGCCCCGGTTGCCCGCCCCGATCCACGGGTAGAAGACCGTTATCTGATCCCCCGCGGTTGCGTGGAGGCAGAGCCGCCCACCTTGGCCAGCCATGAAGCCGCTCGATACGTCGACGGCTCGTGGACCGTGGTAGCCGATTGGCGCGGGCATGTGTACTGGACGGCCGACCGTGTGCAACACGTCATCACCGATATCGGCGTGGTGCCGCCCGATAGCGCCCTCGACGCCGACCCCGGCCCCACGGCGGCCGAACTATGGGCGGCGTACCAGGCGCAAGCCCAGGCTGCGCTCGATGCATCCGACATGGTCGCCTTGCGGTGCTTCAAGGCCGGCGTGGCCTTCCCGTCTGAGTGGCTGTCCTACGTCAGCGCACTGCGCGCCGTGGTGCGGGCCACCTCGGGCGACCCCACGCAAGCGCTGCCGACTCGGCCGGCGTACCCGGCCGGCACCTGATCGCCGTCAAGACGTCTGCACAGCCGCCCACGGGCGGCTTTTTTACGCCCATCAAGGAGACCACGCGTGCCACCCGACGAACAGCGCAACCGCCGCACGGCCGATGCCGCGATCGAACAACTCCAGACCGATATGCAGCTCGTGAAAGAGCGGCTCGACTCGGGCGCCCGCCGCATGAACGCCATGCAGACCGAGCTGACGGCCAACACAGCAGTGACCGCCGAAGTGCGCGACATCCTCGACGCTGGGCGAACTGGCCTGCGCGTGCGGGGCGGCCTCGGAACGGCGGCGGCATGGCTGGGCAAGCTGGCTGCTGCGGCCGTGGCCATCTGGGGCGCGTTCTACGCCATCACCCACGGCGGCCAGCCACCCGGCAAGTGAGCCCACCATGACCCCCGCACAACTCATCGCCGCCGGCGTGTGCCCCACGGCGGCCAAGTCCTTCGCCGACCCGCTCACGGCCGCCGCCGCGCTGCTGGGTATCGACACGCCCTTGCGCCAGGCCGCATGGCTCGCGCAGCTCATCGTCGAGTCGCGCGGCTTTGCGCAGCTCGAAGAAGGCCTGTACTACACCACGCCCGAGCGCATCTGCCTCATGTGGCCCAGCCGCGTGCACAACCTGGCCGATGCGGCCCGGCTCTGCCGCCAGCCCCAGCTGCTGGCCAACACGGTCTACAGCCTGCGCAATGGCAACGGCGACGCGGCCAGTGGTGACGGCTGGCGCTACCGAGGCCGAGGCCTGATCCAGATCACCGGCCGCGCGAACTACGAAGAGGCCCAGCACGACCTGGGCCGCCCCTACCTCGACCAGCCCGAGCTGGTGGCTCAGCCTGCCGACGCCTGCCTCACGGCGGCCAGCTTCTGGCGTGCCCACCACCTCAACGACCTGGCCGATGCCAGCAACACCGACGCCATCACCCTGGCCATCAACGGCCCCCGCATGGTCGCCGCCGGCGAGCGCCGCCAAGCCTTCGACCGGGCGCTGGCGGCGCTGAGATAGATCACGCTTTCGCGGCACGTCGCCGCATCAACCCAGGCCGCCCGGCATGCAGCTCGGCGGCCTTTTTTCTTAGGAGCGCAGGCATGGACTGGAAGAACATCATCGCCACCGTGGCGCCGTGGATCGGCACCGCATTGGGTGGCCCGCTGGGCGGTCTGGCCGTTGATGCCGTGGGCAAGGCCCTGGGCATTGACCAGGCGAGCGAAGACACGATCAAGCAGGCGCTGGCCGGTGTCACGTCCGACCAGATGCTTTCTATCAAGAAGGCCGACAACGACTTCGCCCTGCAGATGCAGGCCCTGGGCTTCAAGCAGGTTACCGACCTCGAAGCGCTGGCCGCCGGTGACCGGCGTGATGCACGCGCCATGCAAGTGGCGCAGCGCAGCTGGGTGCCTGCCGCGCTGTCGGTGCTGGTCACGCTGGGCTTTTTCGGGCTGCTGCTGGGCATGCTGACCGGCCAGCTGCACGTGAGCGACTCTCAAGCCCTGCTGCTCATGCTCGGTTCGCTGTCCACCGGCTGGGGCATGGTCATGGCCTTCTGGTTCGGCACCACTCACGACAGTGGCCGCAAGACTGATCTACTGGCGCAGGCGGCCAGATGATGCGCCGCGCCCTGATCTGGCTGGTGATCGCGCTGGCACCAATGCTGTCCCAGGCTGCCGCGCCATCGTGCCTGCCCGCCAACGTGGGCGGCTCTGGCACTGCCTGGGTGGGCAACGTCAACCAGGCCGGCATGTGGGTGGGCTGGTGGTGCAGCCGAACCGAGGTCTATGTCGCCGCTTGCACGCGCTCGGCGTGCCTGGGCCAGTGGGCAGCGCATCGCCTGATCGCGCTCTGGCTGCAAAGCCCCAGCACCGACGATTTGGCTTTTGGCGCCGACCCCTACAGTGACCCGAAGCTGCGCGCCGTATGGGTACCCGATGCGGCCATGCTCGACGCAGTGAGACCGAAGTGACCACCAAGCGCCGGCAAATCCCGCCCATCTACCGTGGCGGCGGTCTGCATCGGGTGATGGAGATCCTGAGCGCCGGCCCGGCGACGCGCGAGCAGCTCATCGAGGCCGGCGTGCCGCTACCCACGATCAATCAGGCTCTGCGCACCCTGCGAGACAAGCGGTGGGGCGGCACGGTGCTGCAGCTCACGCCGGCAGGGCTGGATGCGCTCAAGGCGCTGCATGGCTGGACGCACGATGAGAGTGCCGACCGCAAGCGCAAGTCCGAGCCGCCAGACCCGGAGCAATTGCGGGTGATCGTGCGGCCTATGGCAGGCGTTCGGTGGCCATAGATCGTGGCGTGGCTGCGCTTTTTGTACGTGGCCCATACCCAGGGTGGCGGCCACTCACGATGAGCGCCAGCAGCCACGTCTGACGCCCTGGCTCTTTTCCGCGCTCAATCTCGCTCCAGCGGTCGCGCCGCGCCAAGCCCACGAGGTCGCACATCTCCTGCTGGGTGCGATCACCGCGCAGCTCGCGGGCCAGCTCGGGGGTGTAGGTGGGGAGGTCGCTCATAGCGGCACGAATTCCCAGCATGAGCACATGCCGACACTCACCTCGCCGAGCGCCTGCAGCTCACGCACAACTGGGCCAGCCTCGGCGGTAGACAGCCAGTGCTTGACGAAGAAGCCGGCATGCTGGCCGCCATCGGCCACCTGTTCGGCTACCTGATCGGGTGCCACGTCAGCGATGTAGCGCAGCGCCACGATCTGGCCTCCAGCCACGGCGGCCAGCGCCCAGCCGGCGCCATGGTATTGGTTGGCGATGGTGTCGGTGATTTTGAGGGCAGGCATTGGGCGCTCTATTTGTTCGATGATCCAGTCGGTCAGCTTCATGCCGGCGGCGCGGCTCTCGCGCACCCAGCGCGCTTTGAGTGCGGCCGGCACGTGCAGGTGAATAAGGGCCTCGCGGCCCTCGTCGCTACTCACTGGAAGCACACCAGAGTGCGGCGGCCACTGCACAGCTCGAAATGAATGATGTCGCCATTCTTGCCATGGCCGGTGTTCCACAGCTTCAGGCCGGCAGCCTTCGCGGCATCCGTCAGGATGAGATTGCGAAGGCCAAACGTCAATTCGCGGGTGCTGAAAGCGACTTCGAGGATTGCGGCGACTTTTTGATTGATGGTCATGATGTTGCTCCTATCAGGATTCCCGGAGCCGCCGGGGCGGTCGCTGCGGTGTGCTGCGATGGGGTCTACTGTACCTTAAAACGGTACATGCGCAAGCGGTATTTTTAATCTTGAGTTCGATGTGTGGTTTTATGCCTAAGGCAGGGGTGCGGTGGCCCTAGAGCCTGATTCGACGAGTAGATAACCTCAATATCGCGCCCCCGCAACCACGGTTATCTACGAACCCGCCACCGGCAGCCACAAGCAGTCGTTCGGCGGGTTCTGTCATTTCGGCGTAGGCCCCGCCTTCATCGTCTCGGCCTACCACCACGGGGCCGAGCAGTTCGGCCAGTAGGCGGCGGGTGTGCTCGCGGTCTGTTTCGGCGCTCAGGGCGTCGGTCAGGTTGAGCAGCAGCGCCTTGTAGCGCCCCATGACGTTATCGACGGCCGCAGTGGTGGCCGCCGGCGACTGGCTGGCCAGTTGGGCCTCGATCGCGGCCTTCTCGGCTTCGGCCGCCTTCAGCCTGGCCGCGATGGCCGGGCTGATGCCCACGACGGCAATAGACCCCACCAGGTTGTCGATTTCCTTGGTCAGTTCCCCGAGGCGCGCGCGGACGCCGCGCTCGTTTCGGGAGACCTCGGACCGCACGCTGGCCAGCACGTCGCGCACCTGGCGCTGCAGCTCGTCGAGCTCGGCCGGGCGCAGCAGCTGCTCGCGCACCTCGGACATGAGGCGCCGCTCGAGGTTGGCGCGCGACACGATCGACGAATTGGTGCAGGCCACCGGCCCACGGTCCTTGAACGCCGCACACCCGTAACCCCAGGTATTGACCACCACCACGGCGCCGCCGCAGGTTGGGCACTTGAGCATGCCGCTGAAGAGCGTGCGAGCCGGGCGGCCCCCTTTTCGGCCAGGGGCGGCGGTGTCGGCTCCGGTAGCGCGGCGCGTGATGCGGTCGCGCGAGCGCTGCCACAGCTCGGCGTCGATGATGCGCAGGCTGGGGTCGTCTCGCACCTGCCATTCGCTCTCGGGCCGCTCGACGTAGCGGCGCGCTCCGGTGTCGGGGCACTTGAGCCACTGGCGGCGGTTCCAGATCACGCGGCCGGTGTAGAGCTCGTTGTTCAACAGGCCCAGGCCGCGCTCTGCGCTGCCCTGCACGGCGCTAACGGCCCATGTGCCACCCCGAGGGCCTGGCACACCCAGATCGTTCAACCTGCGCACGATTTCGCGCACGCTGTGGCCATTGGCAAACTGCTCGAAGATGGCGCGCACGTGCTGAGCCTGCGCCTCGTCGATCACCAGGCGCTTGCCGGCGGGCGTGGCCTCGGTGGTGTAGCCGTAGGCCTTGCCGCCCGCGCTGAAGCCGCGCTCCATCTGGCCAGCCAGCCCCCGGTGGGTCTTGGCGCGCAGATCGTCGAGGTACAGCTCGTTGACCAGGCCGCGCGCGATGCGCATGACCTTGCGGCCCTTGGCCTGGGTGTCGTAGCTGTCTGCCATGCCGATGATGCGGATGCCGCGGTGCTCGGCGCGCTTGACGAGGCTTTCTTGCTCGCCGATCTCGCGGCTCAGGCGGTCCAGCCCCTCGACGATGAGCACCTCGAAGCGCATGGCGAGGATGCCGGCCATCAAGGCCTTGCCGCCTGGTCGCAGCGCCACAGGCGTGGAGCCGCTCACCTCTTCGTCGGTGTAGGTGGCCACGATGGCCCACCCTTCCCGCTCGGCCCGCGCGCGTGCCGCGCGCAGCTGGTCTTCAATGCTCGTTTCGCGCTGCTTGTCGGTGCTGTAGCGCGCGTACAGGGCTGCTTTGAGGGTCATGCTGCTTGGTCTCCTGCTCGGCCAGGGCGTCGCGCACCAGGCGCTCGGCAAGCAGTCGGATGAGCTGAGAGCGAGCGGCGGTGCGGGGGTCTGGCGTGGGAGACATGGTAAGGGGTGGGTAGAAGTGGCTTACAAATCGTGGGTCAGCATTTGCTGCATGGCTTTCCACATCTAGTCCTTTGGACAGGCAGATCTAGCCATGTGGTCGGGTCTGGTCATGTGGAGTGATG